CTGCTGCAGGCCCGCACCGTTAACGAGGTGGTCAAGGCGCAGACCAACAAGGTGCGCCTGGCCCGATTGAAGGGCGAGCTGGTCGATCGCTCACAGGCTGTGGCCCATGTGTTCAAGCTGGCCCGTGCCGAGCGCGATGCCTGGCTGAACTGGCCGGCACGCATCTCCTCGCAGATGGCCGCAGGACTCGGTGTCGATCCGCACGTCTTGCATGTGGCGCTGGACGCCGCCGTGCGCCAGCAACTGCAAGACCTGGGCGATCTGCAGCCCAAGGTAGATTGACCATGGACGAGCTGTACTACGAAGGCTGGGATGCCATCGAGCGCGCCTGGCGCGAGGGGCTGACACCCGATCCGCTGCTGACCGTCTCCGAGTGGGCTGACAAGCACCGCGTGCTCTCCAGCAAGGCCGCCTCCGAACCGGGCCGCTGGCGCACCAGCCGCACGCCCTACCTGCGCGAGATCATGGATTGCTTGTCGCCCATGTCGCCCATCGAGCGGGTGGTGTTCATGAAAGGCGCCCAGGTCGGGGGCACGGAGTTAGGCCTGAACTGGGTGGGTTATGTGATTCACCACGCCCCAGGCCCGATGATGGCGGTGTGGCCCACGGTCGAGATGGCCAAGCGGGCTTCCAAGCAGCGCATCGACGCGCTGATCGAGGAAAGCCCCGCCATCCAGGAGCGCATTGCCCCGGCGCGCAGCCGGGATTCGGGCAACACCATCCTCGCCAAGGAATTCCATGGCGGCGTGCTGGTGATGACCGGCGCCAACAGTGCGGTGGGCTTGCGCTCGATGCCCGTGCGGTACTTGTTTCTCGATGAGGTCGACGGCTACCCGCTGGATGTGGAAGGCGAAGGCGATGCGATCTCGCTGGCCGAGGCACGCACCCGCACCTTTGCCCGGCGCAAGATACTGATCGTCTCGACTCCGACGATTGCCGGGGCCAGTGCGGTGGAGCGCGAGTTCGAATCGTCGGACCAGCGTCGCTACTTCGTGCCGTGCCCGCACTGCGACCACCGGCAGTGGCTGCGGTTTGAGCAGCTGCGCTGGGAGCGCGGCCAGCCAGAAACGGCGGCCTACATCTGCGAATCTTGCAGCCAGCCGATTGCCGAGCATCACAAGACCTGGATGCTGGACAACGGCCAGTGGCAGGCTTGCGCGCCAGAACAAGCCGGGCGCACCGCTGGGTTTCATCTTTCCAGTCTCTACAGCCCGGTCGGCTGGCGCAGCTGGATCGAGATCGCGCGGGCCTGGGAGTCGGCCGCCATGTCGGACAGCCGCTCGGCCTCTGCCATCAAGACCTTCAAGAACACCGAACTGGGTGAAACTTGGGTCGAAGAAGGCGAAGCGCCCGACTGGCAACGACTGCTAGAACGCCGGGAGGACTACCGCATCGGCACCGTGCCCGCGGGCGGCCTCTTGCTCACTGCCGGTGCCGACGTACAGAAGGACCGCATCGAAGTCTCGGTCTGGGCCTTCGGGCGCGGTAAGGCGGCGTGGCTGGTGGAGCACCGGATCCTGATGGGCGACACGGCGCGAGCCGAAGTTTGGTCAGCCCTGGCCAAGTTGATGAGCGAGACCTGGACCCACAGCAGTGGCTGCCAGTTGAGTCTGGCGCGCCTGGCGCTCGATACCGGTTACGCCACCCAGGAGGCCTATGCCTTTGTGCGCAGCGTGCGCGATGCCCGGCTCATGCCGATCAAGGGCATTGCCGGGGGTGCGGCGCTGATCGGTACACCGACGGCGGTGGACGCCACCGCCAGCGGCAAGAAGCTGCGCCGGGGCATCAAGGTGTTCCCGGTGGCTGGCGGCATTGCCAAGCTGGAGTTCTACAACAACCTGCGCAAAAGCGCAGAGGTGGCCGAAGACGGCATCACGCCGATCTACCCGGCCGGCTTTGTGCACCTGCCCAAGGTCGATGTCGAATACCTGCAGCAGATCTGTGCCGAGCAGCTGATCACCCGGCGCGACCGCAACGGCTTTGCCCACCGCGAGTGGCAAAAGATGCGTGAGCGCAATGAGGCACTGGACTGCTACGTCTACGCCCGGGCGGCCGCAGCGGCGGCAGGCCTGGACCGGTTCGAAGACCGGCACTGGTTCGAATTGGAAAAACAACTCGGCGTTGGCCCTGCGCTCAACGCCCAACAAATCACAACCCCCGAGGCCACCCGAGAACAGCAATTCGACGGTGGCCTTATGACTTCTGGCGGCACCAAAACCAATCCGCGCCGGGTGGTGCGCAGCAAATGGATGAATTGAGGATGACCAGAACATGACCTACACAGCAGAACACCTGCAGGCCTTGCGCGAAGCGCTGGCCAGCGGCGAGCACCGCGTGACCTACGAGGGTAAGAGCATCGAGTACCGCAGCGTGGCCGATTTGAAGGCGGCGATTGCGGAGGTCGAAGCCACCATCGCCCGTGAATCCGGCGCACCCAAATCGCGCCAGATCCGCGTCACCACGAGCAAGGCGCTCTGATGGACCTGTTCAAAACCATGACCCGGATCAGTCGCCGCATGTTCGGCGGCACGCCGGTCTATGACGGCACCGGCGGTGGTCGGCGCGCCCTGGCCTGGATGCCCAGTAACCCTGGGGCGGTGGCCGCCCTGTCGCTGGCCCAAGACGAACTGCGCGCCAAAAGTCGTGACCTGGTTCGGCGTAACGCTTGGGCAGCGGCTGGCATCGAAGCCTTTGTGGCGAACGCCATTGGCACCGGCATCAAGCCACAGAGCATGGTGCAGGACCAGACCACGCGCGAGGCGATCCACAGCCTGTGGTGGGATTGGTGTGAACAGGCCGATGCCGCAGGGCTGACCGACTTCTACGGTCTGCAAGCACTCGCGACTCGCGCCATGCTCGAAGGCGGCGAGGCACTGGTTCGGCTGCGCTACCGTCGCACCGAAGATGGCCTGCCGGTGGCGCTGCAGATCCAGGTGCTGGAAGCCGAGCACCTGCCGACCACCATGAACCGGGATCTGCCGGGTGGCAACGTCATCCGGTCCGGCATCGAATTCGACCGGCTGGGTCGGCGGGTGGCTTACCACCTGTACCGATCGCATCCCAACGATGGGTTGCTGGCACCGATGTTCGGCAGTGCCGGCGGCGGTGGCATGGACACGGTACGGGTGGACGCCAGTGAAGTCATCCACCTGTTCCGCCCGCTGCGTCCCGGCCAGATCCGGGGCGAGCCGTGGCTTACCCGGGCGCTCGTGAAACTCAACGAGTTGGACCAGTACGACGACGCGGAGCTGGTGCGGAAGAAGACGGCGGCGATGTTCGCTGGCTTCATCACCCGCATGGCCCCTGAAGACAACCTGATGGGTGAGTCGGCAGCCGATGCCAACGGCGTGGCACTCGCGGGCATGGAGCCTGGCACGCTGCAGATCCTGGAGCCGGGCGAAGACATCAAGTTCTCAGCGCCTGCTGATGTCGGCAGTTCCTACGCTGAATTCATGCGCCAGCAGTTCCGTGCGGTGGCCGCTGCCATGGGCATCACCTACGAGATGCTCACCGGGGACCTGACGCAGGTGAACTACTCCTCGATCCGGGCGGGCCTGCTGGAGTTCCGTCGTCGGTGCGAAGCCCTGCAGCACGGCGTGATCGTGCACCAGCTGTGCCGACCCATCTGGCGCGCCTGGATGGACCAGGCGGTGCTCGAAGGTGCACTGGATCTTCCCGGTTACCGCAAAGACCGCCGCATCTACCAAGCCGCCAAATGGATTCCGCAGGGCTGGAGCTGGGTCGATCCGCAGAAGGAATTCAACGCCATGAAGCTGGCGATCCGCGCGGGCCTCATGAGCCGATCCGAAGCCATCTCCGGCAATGGCTACGACGCCGAAGACGTGGACCGCGAGATCGCGGCGGACAACGCCCGGGCCGATGCGCTGGGCTTGGTCTTTGACTCCGATGCCCGGCATGACCAGGCAGTCGTTGCGCCGCTCACCGACACCCCAGACGCGCAGCCCACGGATCCGCAGTCCAGTGACCCGGAGGCCGCGCCACCCAACAACCAGGACCCCCAACCATGACTTACCTTGCCTCCCGCTTGTTCGGGACGCCCCTACTGATTCACCGACCCAAGCTGGACGTGATCCTCTCCGTGGTCGGCCAGCGCATCGGCATGGTTGATGTTCCTGTCATGCCCTCTATGGACATGGCCGTGTACCAACGGTCACCCGCAGGAACAGCCCCCGAGGGCATTGCGGTGATCCCTATCCACGGCTCTCTGGTCAAGCGCTCGCTCGGCATGGAAGCCGCTTCAGGCCTGACGTCCTACGGCGAGATCGCTGCGATGTTGGATGCGGCACTCTCCGATCCCCAGGTCAGCGGCATCTTGCTCGACATCGATTCCCCGGGTGGCGAAGCCTCGGGCAGTTTCGAGTTGGCCCGGCGTGTGCGCGAGGTGGCTGCGGTCAAACCCGTCTGGGCGGTGGCCAACGATGCCGCGTACTCAGCTGCGTATGCGATTGCCGCCAGCGCCCAGCGCCTGTTTGTGACGGAAACGGGTGGGGTCGGCTCCATTGGTGTGATCGCGCTTCATG